TATCCAGTGCCGATGCGCACAACTCCAACCCAGACCGACAGCACGCCCACTCAGTTCTATATCCATCAGCAGGGAGTGGCGTATTACGCCACAGCCGTCGCAACAACCGGCTATGAGAATGAGTTTGGGATGTTCATGCAGGTTACGAGTGGCAACACGTTGACAGTGGGGTCTGGGGCTATTCTGACCGTGGTGAGTGGTGCAATCCTTGACTTTAGCGCGGAGTTATAACCATGAAATATTACAAGCATTTTGAAACCACCAACGGCACTGATCGGGTCAAATATTTTCAGCCCGAAGGCACGAATATGTGCATCCCAAATGTAGCCGAAAATCTAGATTTCTCCAGAATGATGGAAGCGGTCGGCGAAGGCAGCGCAGAAATCGTGGCGGTTGATGACACACCTGTGCCGACCTGGGAAGACGAACGCCGCGCCGGATACGGGACATGGCAGGATCAACTCGACAAGATGTTCCACGGCACATGGCAGGATCATGTCGCAGCCGTGAAGGCAGCGCATCCAAAGCCATGACCCGAGCCTTAGCCGCTGTCGCAGCCGCCTTGATGGCGGCTTTTTTAATGCCTGCCCAGGCGCAGCAGCAGATGCCGGTAGTCTGTCGACCGCACGACAATATTGCGAACACCCTGGAAAAGAAATTTAATGAAGTGGTTGTGGTGACCGGCCTTGCTGGCCAAGCGCTATTCGAACTATTTGCTTCTGAGGAGACGGGCACCTGGACTGTCGTTGTAACACGGCCATCCATGAACAATCTGGCCTGTATCCAGGGAACCGGGACAGCTTTTAGTTTTACTAACATAGAGCCCCTCGCGCCAAAGAAGAAGGGTGATCCGGCGTGACCATAAAACCCGAAAGTATTGATGCCGCTGCCGCCGGATCAGGTTTTGCCGCATCACTTTGGAATTTTGTTCTTGGTGGGGATTTCAACACTCTGCTCGGCACAGCCATCGGCGCTCTGTCGATTGTCGTACTCATTCAAAGATGGCGCATAAATCGGAAAGCGTTGCGCGCGGGAAGCGCGGCAGAAAAGTGATTTCATATGGAATTCGATCTTCGAATGCTCCTATCTGTCGGCGCTGTTTTTGCGAGCGTCGTCGCTGCCATGGCAATAGCCCGACATCAGATTGGCGCCATCACCGATCAACTTGAAGACTTTAAGGCGTCAATCAGGCAACTCGATAATCGTCTTGATCGCATCGATGTAGAAACCAACAACCTGCGGCAGCGCGTCAACATTTTGACGGACATATCTGCGCCGTCAAACTTGGAAGCCAAAGTTCGTGAACTGACGTCCCTAGGAAAAGACGTTGAACACATCAAGGAAGAAATTCGTCGGCTGGCGCGGACAAGTTAATTGGTTGGTGACAACAATGACGTTGGCCGCGCAGGCGAATATCTAGCGGCGGCCTGTCTTGAAAAGAACGGCTGGCGCGTGGTCATGGCGACGACGGAAGGCGTTGACTTGATCGCCATGAAGGATAAACGCATCAAGCGTATCCAGGTCAAGGCTTCGAAATCACCACAAAAAGATGGCCGGTGGTATCAATTTATGACCAGCCGCGGAATACGGCGGCGGAAACTCACAAAGAATGACTGCGACATCGTTTGCCTGGTGTCCGTCGATCTGGACATTTGCTTCTTTCGCCGAGTGCAGGACATTACCGCCCTCACATCGACAATCGCGTGCGATATGATGACTCCAGAAAATGAAGAAAAGAGTTTTAAAGAGGCATTCGGTAAATGAGAAACCGCGCAGAAATTGAATTGCGCTATGCCGAATATCACGAAATTGAAGGCTACATCATAAACGGCTGGAAATTCAACGGTCCGTTGAAAGGCCATACTGAAAACTATGACTGTCTGGTCTACCGTGAATTGCCGGAACGTATTTTCAACCGCCCCAAGCCGATAGAAAAAATGGACGCAAAACAACTTGCTGACGATTTGAAAATGGACGAAGGCGTCAAGCTGAAGCCATACCATTGCACGGCTGGCGCCTTGACGATCGGTATTGGTAGAAATTTAGACGCCATCGGCATTTCCGCCGTCGAGGCGATGGATCTGCTGGACAACGACATCAATCGCATTATCAGTGAACTGGATGCCGGGTTCCCGTGGTGGAACAAGATGCCGGAACCGGCCCAGCGCGGTCTGGCGAACATGGCCTTCAATCTCGGGGTGCCCAGATTGCGGGGATTTTCCCGTATGCTGGCGGCCTTGAAGGATGGTGATTTTGACACTGCTGCAACGGAAGCCTTGGACAGCCAGTGGGCCGACCAGGTCGGCGAACGGGCCAATAGAATTTCGGCATTGTTTTTGAGGGCGGAAGAAGACACCAATGTCTGACAATGCGGTCAAGGTCGTTGAGACCTCACGCGAATATGAATTGCTGGCCTCTGATCTGGCGCCCCCCACCGGGGATGACGCGCAAACCTGGTACAATCAGACGGCTGGGCTGCTTGATAAGTTCCGGGTGATCCCCCGGCTGATAATGCTGGCCTACATATACGCTTTTTATGAATCCACGATGTGGTTCATGGCGCTGTCAGATCCAACCAATGCACAGGCGGCATTTATTTCCACAATCGTCGGCGCGGGCGCTGCCTTCTTCGGGCTGTATGTAGGCAAAGGCGGATCGCCGATGCCCAGCGGGCGCAAAAGATGATCACACTTTTAGGCAGTCTGCTGGGCTTTAGCACATCTATTATCCCTGAGATTCTCGGTTTTTTTAAGCAGGGCCAAGCCAACAAACAGGAATTAGCCATGCTGGAAGCCAAGGCACAGTATGCCCAAGCTCTGTCCACCATGAATTTACAGGAACTGGATGCCAAGGCTGATATAGTAGAAACGGAAAAACTCTATGAACATGATATGGCTCTGGCCGCACATGGCGGCTGGGTTGTGTCCCTTCAAGCCAGCGTCAGGCCAGTAATTACCTATCTGTTTATGGGAACATTTATAGCCGTAGAGGTGGGCTTGGTATACTCACTGATTGCAAATCAAGACGTTGATTGGCCGACGGCTCTGGAAAGCGCCTTCGGTGAAGAAGAAATGGGGCTGTTGAGTTGCATCATTTCATTCTGGTTCGGAAACCGGGCCATGAGCAGGGCAAGGGCGACGAAGAAATAGCTATTTCACCCGCCGCTTTGCCTTTGCCACAACCGCGTCCCTGACGTACCGCGAAATTGAAACGTCACCCCGGGCCTTGTCCACCAACGCGCGGTCTTCATCTGACAGGTATACGTTAATGCGGTGCGGCCACTTATGGCTGCCCACCGGACGGCCAAGTTTTTTTTGATCAGTCATTCCATTGCGCTTCCAAATGGGAACGGTTTTCCAAGGCGCCGGTTTCTTTTTTCCGCCTTAATTCCAACCGCGCAATATCGTCTTCTATGGCGGCTCTGCGGCCTTCATCTGCAGGTGTCTTGCCCTTGATCTTGGCAAGTTTTTCATAGAAAACTTCAATCTCTTTATTAAGGGCCATAACCTTCTCCATCATTATAAGTGAGAACAACAAGCGCCTTTGATTCCACTGCTTCGTTCTCAAGTCCGTCGCTGGCCACCATGCCTCCACTCACTATTTCAGAATGGTGCGGCATAACCCAGTCCGTGACATCCGTTCATCTTTCCATCGCCTTACTGGACTTGCGGTCTTGGACCGGCCAACCTCATTACAAGGAATTCTCAACGATTTCTGTGATCCCGGCCTACGCGCCTTGTTTCCAGCAGCTTCAATCTCCAATCACTTGTTGCTCTCACCCCAAAACCCCCGCCTGAAAACCGGGGGTCAGGGGCCGTTCAGGCCAATTTTTCAAGGCTATCCATGGGCTTTGTAGATTTCAAAAGCCTTTTCAATGGGCAATTCGTTCAGAACAATGGCATCAGGGTGCTGCTTGCGCACAACATCGGCCATGCTGGAATTGTATTTACGAACACCCCTGAAACTCAGTTCCATCATTTCACCTTCATCATTCTTGATGAAAAGTGCTCTTGAACGAATGGTGCGCTTCAGGTCTTTCAGCA